ATAAACTCAAAATTAAGTATAGCACCATTAGAATCTACACTCGTAATTTTTATTAGAGATTTTAAGCCATCAATTGATCCATCATCAATTTCTAAAATTTGACCTATAGAAAAATTTCTACCAGGTTGAATAATTCTAAATGATCCAAGAGCATTAATTAATTGACCAGAATATTCCGTTGTAGTAATCGTTGCGCCATCTAAAATGTTTCCAACAAAGTTTTGATTAATAGTTATTTCATATACACTATCTCTAACAAAACGTACTCTTTCAACTTCTACTTGAACAATAGTTCCGTTAGTGTTAGCAATATCTATTTGTGTATTTACAATTGAAAAGATATTTCCAGATATAGTTTGCGCATAAACAACGTTTTGTTGTTCCCATCTACCATCAGAAGCAATTAAAATTTGCTCTTTTGGTAAAGCAATTTCAATTTCAGTATTGTATAATAATCTAAATAAAAGCTTAAAAGAATCTAAAGAACCTTTCGCATCATAAAATTCTTCAATGTTTTTATAAACATTGGTTTTATTAGCTTCCATTCTGGAAACCATACCATAACCAATTTCTTTTTCTACAAGAGAAATATACTTTTCAATAGCTGTATCTAAATCTTTATTTTCTACAATATTTTCAATAATATTTGTAGGTTGCCCAGATTGGCTTAAAAAATTATAATACTCTTTAAGAAATTCAACAAGAGCAGCTGAATCATTGATTAGCTGCTGAGGAATTAAAGTCTCAACTCTTGTTGGTTCTGTATTTTTATTATCAGTCATGTCTTGGGAACGTCGTATATTCTGAGGCTCCAGCAGAACCTAATGTTGCAATTAAGTCTTCTTCTCCAGTTACTGTAATTCCTGGAGTTTCATCCATTTCTATTTTTACAATTTGATTAAATTTTGGAGCAATATCATTCGAATCAGGAGAAGCATAAATTAGAACTTCTGCAGTAGAATCAATTTGCAATGATGTAAATTCTACTCTACCCTCATCAACATAAACGGTTCCAGCATTTGCAATTACAATATTGCCTGTTGAAGCTGATACAATTTGAATTTGGTGATTTACTGAACCTGCAATTGGAATATCAGTAGCAACACACTCAATCCCATTTACTGTAAATTGGCTTGTTGAAATAATAGACTCATTTGAATCGCTCTTATACATTGGTGAAGAAAATTGTAATGTATAAGTTGCAGGTGTTCCAGAAATAGGATCCATATGCTTATGCATTTTTAATCTAATTACAGAGTTTAAAATTCCTTGATCAGTATCGTCAATGGCTTTTAATAAGTTAGATTGTCTTAATACTCCATCATACTTTTCTAATACAATATCATTATAGTTAGAAATAGTTTGCCTAATAGCTGATCTTAATTGCTCAATTGTACGAGATGTAGTATTAGGATCATACTTAAAAAATACGTCCATTGTAATAAATGTGTAGTCTGGATCAATTAACTCAGCTGTAATAGAGCCTACATTCCTTGTTGTAAGAAATCTTCTAATTGTTGTTTTAGAAGATTCTGTCAATTTTTCTGAATCTGTTGGTTTAATAGAAATATAAACTTTACCATAAACTGGAGGTTCAGCGACGTCACCGCCCCACACAGAAATATCTTCAATAAAATCATATTCTGCTCTTAAAATAGATTTATAATCTTCTGAAGTTACTGCTCTATTTTGCGTTGCAAATTTCTTTGGAGCATTAAATTTAATTGATTCTAATGTTTCTTTATTAGAACCAGTCATAGTTCTAGTAAAGCCATCTGCTGCTTCAACTAATATAGATGTAAGCCCAGCAATAGAGCTATTTGACGAAAATTCTTTGGCTCCATTTCCATCTAATCCATTTGTAGAAATATATGTCAATTCTACGATTTGACCTGTTGTAGGTTTATGGCCAAGAACACCGTCTCCAAAGTAAAATTCGTATTGCCCATTTGCATTTTCTTGTAAAAAATATACTTTTGATTCTGCAGTAACATTTACTAAATTATCATAATGAGTATATGTCTCATACTCAGAAGATGTTAATGACTCTCGTATTCTTACAACCATAGTTGATGTATCAATATTAGTATCACCAACTCTAAATTTTTGAAATTCTTCTTTATTGTCTATACGATAAGAAAGATTTACGATTTTTCCTTCATAAGCAAGAACATCATTAAATACGTACTGATTATTAAAAGCATTTTTAGTTGCAATAAAGGCTCCATTGGTTACAAACTGGTAAGCATTAGATCCAATGTTGCCGGTAAATGTTGTACCCTTTGGAATTTGAATTTCTGCAGGAGAATTAGAATCACCTGTTACAGTAACTTTCATATGAGCTTGAGCAGCTCTATTTGATTGTGGAATATAGCCTAAATTTTTAGCATGAGAAACAGCATTAGCTCTTACTTGCGAAGAATCTAAAAAAGCTTCATTCATTGACATATGTGCTAATAAAGCGTTATATTGTGTATTATAAGCCAAAATATCTAATAAGACATTTAAGCCCGCACCATCGAAATCATAATCATTAAATTTATCTTGAGAACTTAAAAAGACTTTCAAATTAGTTTTAATTTGATCGAAATCAAGTTCTGTTACGTTCTTAATTTGTGCCATTTATCGAGTTCTCTCTAAAAATAATTCAACATCAATTGGTTGCTGTGTAGATACCAAAATACAAGATACTGAAACAAATAAAGCATTAGCATCTCTATTGTCTGTAACTTTTACATCTGTAGTAACTACTCTCGGTTCATATTGAGCTAGTGCATCTTTAATTTCATCTTCTAAAAAAGATAATGTAATTGGATCTGGCTGCTCAAAAAGATAACCAGTAATATTACAACCAAAGTTAGGTTGAAAAGGTCTTTCACCTTTATTAGTTAATAAAATACTACGAATAGAATTTTTAATTGCAGCAATGTCCTTTAATGGAACTACATCACCAAAGTTTGGGTGCGGTTTAAAGCGCAAATCCAAATCAGTATATGGCTTTACACGGGCCATAACCTTTGCAGTTACCCCGACTCTATTTGAATTTGCGTCTGATAAAATTTCTGTGCTCATAGTATTATTTATACCTTATCCACCGATGTTTACGTGACCAACCCCATTCGCTCCAACACTTCCACAAGAGATAGCATCTCCATTTCTATGAGCAGGTTTACCATTTACGTTTACTGTAGAAGATCCAGCAGAAGCTGAAGCTCCATGAGGAGGAGCACCGGGACAAGCATGAGCTGCATATGCATCTCCCTGTCTTACCACTGGTTTTCCTCCAGCGTTTACATTTCCACTAAAACTAGACGGTGGTCTTGGCGGAGCTCCACATGGATCACCGGTTGAAGCAGAACCTTGAACAACTACAGCAGGCATTATAATCTCCTTTAGCTAGTCATAATATTAATTAACCATTGAGGTGCATTAGCAGAACGTCCACCAGCTCCCCAATATTTAGCTGAACCAGCTGGAACTGTATTACCAGCAGAAATATCTAAGTGAACACCAACAGCACCCATATAACCAACACCTGCACCAATTGCAGTCGCACCAGCATTTTTAGCTTGTTGGCACCAATCTCTTAATTCTTGAGATTGTACGTTTAATCTTTTACCTTCAGATGTATATAACCAAACATCTGCTGCATAACCATTTAAGTGACGATCAGAACCTGTTCTTCTCTGTGGTGTCATTCCGCCCGAAAAGATTTCTACCGAAAGACCAGTATTTTTTGCAGCTTGAATAATAATATTTTCAAGTGATGATTGAATTTCTTTATTCCGTGTTGCACTAGCATTTACATATTTTACTGTCAATCCTGTATCATCTTGGTAAATTACTTTTCCATCTTGCGCAATTTCAACATCTGCAGATGTTGTACTGTTTAATTTAGCACCTGAATATCCAGATAAGCCATATTTACCATTAGTTTGTAAATTCAATACTTGCTGAGAATATGACGCAGTTCCATCTGGAGTAATTGCTGTATATTTTGGCGTTGGGAAACTAATATCGGTATCAGCTTCATCGATCTGTACTTCAAATGGAGCAGATTCAAGAGAATCAAATCCAACATTTGGAAGAGCGTTTGGCGATGTTGGTGCAAGAACTAATGGATCATCTGGAGCTTCAGGAGCATCATCTGGAGAGAATGCACCACCTGGAGACATTGTACCTCCTGGATTCAGTTCCAATTGAGATGATTTAATTGTTGTAGTTCCCGATGATCCCATATTTGTGGTACCACCCGCAATAGTCATTGTTCCTTCAGCGTCTAAATTCATAGTTGGAGATGCTAAGCTCATTTCTGAGTCAGCATCTATTTGCATAGTAGAAGTTACAATATTTACTTCAGATCCAGCAGAAATATCTAAAGAACCTCCAGCATTAACGCCACCAGATGTAACTGCAGCAATTGAAAGAACATCAGTACCAAGAGTCATTGTTGATTGACCCATTGCTGTAAAATCAACTGTATGTAAATCAATTGAAGCTGTAGCATCTTGCCTAATTGTATCTGTCAATAACGAATAAGTTGGAACTTGAGTTACCATAGTTGCAGACATATCAGTAATCATATTAGTGCCAACAATAGATAAATCTTCTTGAAGGTCAATAGTCATTGATGGTGCTGTAATGGAGAATGGACCATCAGATCTAAAATCAATTTTACCTGCAGAGTCAACTGTTAAGTTACCTGTTGTCTTTACGTTAATATTACCAGTTGTTTGAAGAATTGTTGAACCTTGAACATAACCATAATACGAACCAGAAGTACGAGATGTAACGTTTCCTTTTGTATCAATATATGAGTTACCGCCAACTGAAGATGTCATATTACCCTGAACTGTAGTAGCCATATTACCACCAACATTTACAGTAGCATCTCCAGTTACTGTCACAATCCATTGCGTCATAGCATCAAAACGTTCTTTTGAACGAGTACGCATTGATGTGTCTGGTCTTAATTCAATAAAAGAACCTGTACGGTGCTTAATATTAATTCTTTCAGCACCAGGTGTATCGTCAAATTCTACAACATGGCCTGATTCAGTAAGGCGCACTTTGTTATATGGATATTGAGGAGCATATGCATCTTCAGGTTCACCTGGTCCAACCGGACGAACTCTTTCAGAATCTAGTCCTAATGCTCTAGTGCCAGCATCAGTACCAGCTTCTCTTGGGAAAACGCCATATGGATCGTTGAATCCAGTTGTTGGTTCAGCGCCTTCGGCATTAACACCCATGATTGTTCCCATAACAACAGGATCTTGAGCGTCATTACCATCTCTAAAGAATCCCATAACCCATGAACCTTCAACAAGACCATGAGTACCTTCACCAACACCTGAAGTACCAGATGAAGTTGTTGGCATAAGAACTGAAGCCCAAGGTAAATCTTCGGTTGGTAAAGCTCTTTTATTCTCAGTGTGCCAACCAAAGCAACGAACTTTTACGCGATTCAATAAAAGAGGATCGTGACGATTTTCTACAACACCAGTAAACCAGTTAAATTCAGTAGATTTAAATCCATCTTTATTATTAAAAGTAGCCATTAATTATATCCTGTTA